CAGTTAAAACAGATAGCTTTGGACGTAAATGGATTAGTTGGGTAGATACTAAACAAACTACACTACAAGAGATGCATGTTGCAGGTAAGTTTGTTTTCGTAGGTGTTACAGCTAACGGAGTGATGCCGCAAGTAGCTACACCTGTAGGCTTACTAGAACCACATAAAATACAAGCTGCACTAGCAGAATCTATATTAATTAAAGATAGTCCTTATATACCAGATTATGCATTAGCTGTAGAAATGCTTTCGTTAGTAGTTTTTGTGTCGTTAGTTTGGTTTGCTTTGCACCTATTAGGTATTACTTGGGGTATTACTATTGCTTCGGTTTTAATGATAATTACCGCTACAACTGGTTACTTTTTAATACAAAAAGGATTATTGATTGACGTGTCCTGGACATTAATATCTGAATTTATAACAGGATCAATAGCCTTTTATCTTAGATTCAGACAACAATATAAGCTAAGAAAACAGATAAAAAAACAGTTTGAGCATTATTTAGATCCAAGACAAGTAAAAAAATTACAAGAAAACCCAGAATCGTTAGTGTTGGGTGGTGAAAGACGATATTGCACATTTCTTTTTACTGATGTTAGAGGCTTTACGGCTATGTCTGAGAAACTTGAGCCTGAAGAAGTTACAAAAATAATGAATAAGGCTTTAACAATTCAAGCTGATACGGTTAAAGAATATGACGGTATGGTAGATAAGTATATTGGTGACGCCATGATGGCTATATTTAACGCACCTATAGATGTTGAAAACCATGAAACAAGGGCAGTTTTATGTGCACAAGATATACAGGACAAATTTAAAAAAGCAAATCTTGGTGTAGAAATAGGAGTTGGAATCAACACAGGATATGCAGTTGTTGGTAACATGGGAAGTGATACAAGGTTTGATTACTCAGCTATAGGTGATGCTGTAAATCTAGCTGCAAGACTAGAAAGCTCAACTAAGGAAGTTGGAGAAGATATTGTTATAGGTTATGATACTATCAGTTCAAGTACCTTTAGTGATCAAATAATACTGAAAGAACTTGAAAGTATTTTTGTAAAAGGTAAAGAAAAACCTATTAAAATATATACGTTACAAGATGATAGATAAAAAAATGACAGTAAATGATGTAGCGGAAAGACTAACTAAGTTAGAAACTATATCTCATGAGCGTTGGAAAACAGCATTTAACGAGTTTTCTGATATAAAACAAGAAATTACATACATAAATTCAACTATAAAAGCAGCAACCTTTGGGGTGTTTGGCTTTATAGGAGCGATAGGTATCGCAGTTTTAACGAGGTTTTTAATATGAAAGCTATGCTTAAAAATATTGTAGGTGCGGTCGCTCCTACATTAGGATCAGCTATGGGTGGCCCGCTAGGTAACATGGCTATGGGCAAGATAGCACAAGTTCTTGGCGTATCTAACGATCAAAAATCTATACAACAAGCTATGCAAAATGCAACACCAGAACAAATGTTAGAGCTTAAAAAAGCAGAACAAGAGTTTGAAGTGCAAATGAAAGAGCTCGATGTAGATGTATTTAAATTAGAAGTAGCAGACAAACAAAATGCTAGAGGTATGTTTAGCAAGGATTGGACAGCTAGAATCATAGGTTTATTTACCATAGGTGGATTTTTAGGATATATATTTTTAGTAACCTTACAACCACCAGAACAAAACAGCGAAGCGTTAATTAATTTAGTGCTTGGTTATTTAGGAGGACTGGCGAGTGCAATTATTTCGTTTTATTTCGGAGCATCTCACACCCCCAACAAAGGAGAGTAAAATGCAAATATCACAAGAAGGCATAACGCTTATAAAACATTATGAAGGTTGTCCCAAAGATGCAGATGGTAATGCTGTTTCTTATAGATGTCCAGCAAATAAGCCAACAATTGGTTATGGATCTTTAAAATTAAAAGATGGTACACCTGTTGAAGATAACATGACTATTACTATGGAGGAAGCAGAAGAATTACTAGCTCATGAACTTGAAGAATATGAAGGTTATATTCATGATCTAGTTAAAGTTGAGTTAAACCAAAATCAATTTGATTCGATGGTATCGTGGGTATTCAATCTTGGACCTACAAACCTTAAAAAATCTACACTTTTGAAAATCCTGAACAGCACACATGTTGATTGGGCTGATATACCATACCAAATACAAAGATGGAATAAAGTTAATGGTGAGGTAAACGAAGGATTAGTAAAAAGAAGAAAAAGTGAAGCTTTGTTGTTTGAAGGCAAAGATTGGACTGAGGTGTAAATGCCTTTACAAAAATTAGTTTTTAGACCTGGAATCAACCGAGAGGGTACTGCTTACGACAATGAAGGCGGTTGGTTTGATTGCAATTTAGTTCGTTTTAGAAAAGGTAGGCCTGAAAAGTTTGGTGGTTGGGAAAAATTAACTTCTAGCACTTATGAAGGCACAGCAAGAGCATTACATAGCTTTATATCTTTAGGTGGCACAAAGTATTTAGGCATAGGCACACATTTAAAATATTATATTGAGAGTGGTGGTAATTTTAACGATATTACTCCCATAAGATTAACAACATCTGCAGGTGATGTTACTTTTAGTGGTAAAGCAAACACACTTTCATCAGGCATTTCTGCAACTGATACTACTATTCCATTAACAAGTTCTACAGGATTTCCTGCTAGTGGCACAGTACAAATAGGAAGCGAAACTATTAATTATGCAGCTATATCTAGTAATAACTTAATTGGTGTAACAAGAGGAGCAGAAAACACTACAGCAACAACGCACAGCTCATCTGACGCTGTTTTGTGTGCTACACTTACTATTACTGATACAAGCCACGGTGCTGTACAAAACGATTTTGTAACATTTAGTGGTGCATCAAGTTTAGGTGGCAATATAACTGCTGCCGTTCTTAATCAAGAGTATCAAGTTTTAAATGTAATTAATGCAAATAGTTACACTATAAAAGCAAAAGATACTTCTAGTAATACAGTTTTTGCAAACTCTTCTGATAGTGGAAACGGTGGTTCTTCAGTAGTTGGTACATATCAAGTTAACGTGGGATTAGATGTATATGTACCTGGTACAGGCTGGGGCATTAATGGTTGGGGTGAAGGCACATTTGGAAGTACAAGTGCCTTAGACTCAACAAATCAATTAAGGCTTTGGTCACATGATAATTTTGGAGAGGATTTAATTATTAATGCTAGAGCTAGTGGTATTTTTAAGTGGACAGAAAACAATGGTGTCAGCACAAGAGCAGTTGAACTGTCAGGTATAACTGGTGCAAATTTAGTTCCTACTGTAGGACTGCAAGTAATTACATCAGAAACTGATAGACATTTAATTGTTTTAGGAGCAGACCCTATATCTGGTTCATCTAGAACAGGAACTATAGACCCGATGTTAGTAGCATTTAGTGACCAAGAAAATGAATTAGAGTTTGAGCCACTTACAACTAATACCGCAGGTTCTTTAAGATTATCTAGTGGCTCATCAATTATTGGCGCAGTTAAATCGAGACAAGAAATATTAATTTGGACTGACACAGCTTTATACAGTATGCAGTTTATAGGACCACCTTTTACTTTTGGTATTAATTTAATTAATGAGGGCGTTGGGTTGGTTGGTCCCAAAGCTGCTGTTACAGCACCTCAAGGCGTTTACTGGATGAGCTATAACAATTTCTATGTTTACAATGGCTCTGTAAAACACTTGCCATGTTCAGTTCATAATTATGTTTTCAACGATATTAATTTAACACAGTCATTTAAAATTAATGCTTTTACTATTGCCGATAAAAATGAAGTTGGTTGGTTTTATTGTTCAAGCAGTTCGTCAGAGATAGATAGGTATGTTATCTATAATTATGCAGAAAACTTGTGGTTTTATGGTCAACTCGTAAGAACAGCATGGCTTGATTCAGGAACAGAAAACTATCCACGTGCGACAGGGAGTAATTTACTTTTTAAGCACGAAACTGGTTTTAATGATGACGGATCTCCGATGACTAACGTATTCATTGAAAGCTCAGACATGGACATAGGTGATGGTGATCAATTTAGTTTTATAAAAAGAATTATACCCGACTATAAATTTATACAAGATGATAATAATGGTAATGTAAACATAGTTTTGAAAACAAGAAATTTTCCAGGCGACAGCTTAACTACAAATTCTACAAACGCTATTTCAGCAACAACACAACAAGTTTTTGTTCGTAGTAGGTCAAGGCAAATGGCTTTACGTTTTGAGTCAGATGATGATGCTACAAATGATGGCAATCTGTCTATCGGATGGCGTTTAGGTGCTACTAGGGTAGACATAAAGCCAGATGGTAAACGATGAGTAAAATATTACAAACGCAATTACCATTAGCCTCTGAACAAGTTACATCTGATATTTTTAACAGATTAGTTAGGATATTAGAATTAAACTTAGGTGCTGTTGATCTTGATAATGTAAGACAGATAACTGATGCAGAAAAAAATACTTTACTATTTAATGATGGCAGTATTATTTGGAATACCACTGTTGGTGTATTACAAGTATACACAGGCAACAAATGGGTTGATATAGGCGATAGAACTTTGCCACAAGGATTTGAAATGACTTCAGATGTAGGAAAAGTATCTATTAAGACAAACGGTGATATAACCATAGAAGTATGACAAATACTGCTGAAACTTTGTTGTATCAACCAAAAAACCTTTTACTCATGTATCCAAATGATTGGTATATACAGCAAGAAACTTTAGATGCAGTAAAAAGTTCTATACAACCTATAGTAGATTTTTACGAAGATAGTGGTGTAAAAGACAGGAAAGACACTGCTTTAGATAAAATAATCCAAGAACCACTTAAAGATGTGTATACAGTGCCTTTCTTTTCTGAGAAGTTTTGCAGCGTGTTATTAGATGAAATGCATAATTTAGAAAGGCATTATGGCTTTAATCCTAATCCAGAAGAGGATGATTTAAGACAAATACCAGAAATAACTTTTCAAGATAATTGTCCACAAATCTTTCAATCTTTGATGCAAACGATATATACTATAGGAAATCCTATATTTTTGAATATTTGGAATAGACACGTAGATAGTGGAATCAGGTAATAGATACTTATTAGTATTTTGGCTAAAATGTAATGAGGAATAAATTGAGCATGATAGATATTGAAAATCCAGGCGGTATAGCAGGTCTAGGTAGAGGAGAAGACACCATGCTTGCCCACGTAGCACCAGGAGAGATGGTAGTACCACCAGTGCTTTCTCCTGAAACACAAGAAACAATCAAACAAGAAATGATAGCTGTAGGATTAGATCCTAATCAATATACAGTTGGCGATGGTATGTCCATCAACCCTATTACGGGTATGGCAGAGTTTGGCTTCCTTAAGAAGCTTGGTAAAAGTTTAAAGAAAGTAGTTAAAAAGGTAGCGCCTATTGCTTTACCCTTGTTAATACCAGGAGTAGGTAGTGCTATAACAGGTGCTTTAGGTGCAGGAGCAGGTGCTGCTGGTGCAGCAACAGGTATTTTTGGTGGCACTATTGGTCCAACAATAAAAGCAGGCTTGGGTAGTTTTTTTAATCCAGCTACAGGAGCAAAAGGTATTTTTGGAGGGAGTATAGGACCGAGCATAAGAAGAGGTATAGGTGGTTTAGGCAGCAGTCTATTTGGAGGTGGTCAACAGGATGTCATGTATCAAGACCAGTTCGGTAATGTAGTTTCTGCTGAAGAATTTGCATCTATGAGTGATGCTGATAAGCCGATGTATAGTCAGGTTAGAAATCCTAATATTTTTAGAAGAGTATTAGGAAGCACAAAAGGACAGAGTGGCATTGGTGTTATAGAAGACATTATTAAAGGTAAAGAATCTGACTTTACAAAAGAACGAGGTGAAGAAGCTGGTGGAGTACGAGGTATGTTACCAGACAACGCTGGACTAATGGCACTAGCTGCACTTTATGGTAAAGCGGTTAAAGAAGATTTTAAGGATAAAGAAGGTGGTCTAAAAGATATAAGACAATCAATCAGACCAGATCTTATGCCCGCACCTACATTTACAGGCTTTGATTTAGGTATAAGACCTACAATGAGTTATGGAGGCAGAATAGATGAACAAGAGCTTGATCTTCGTATGGGTGGTCCAAGTATAGGTCCAGGTACAGGCACAAGTGATGATATACCAGCCATGTTAAGTGATGGTGAGTTTGTTATGACATCTTCTGCTAACAATGGACTAGGTGGGTTCAAAATTACAAAAACTGAAACTGGCATAGAATTAATACCAAATGGTGCACCAGATAGACAAAAAGGTGCAAAGAATATGGATAAACTCATGAAAACTTTTGAAAAGTTCAACGAGATGGGTAGAGTATAATGGGTTTTCTTTCTAGAGCTTTTAGAAAAAATATTATGGCACCTATAGGTGAGCCTCAAAAAATTACAGGCATTAATCCTATTTTTAGAAGACCAGAACCAGTTGTACCTCCTGGACCAACAATAAGACCACCAAGAAGACCACGACCAAGGCCTCAACAAAGACAAAATTTTGTTCCTATAGGCGGTCTAGCAGGTATAAATAAACCACCATCAATTCAACAATTGAGACCACCTATGTTACCGCCTCCGCTAGAAGATTTTGGCTTTGGTCCAGGCATAAGACCTACAGAAATACGTGATGAGCAAGGTAACATAATTGTTGGTTCAGCAGGTGTTACACCTCCTGGTGGGGTGCGTGACCCATTCGTACCACTACCACAACCTCCAAGAGTGCCGCTTTCTGAGAGAACAGATATTTTTGGTCAAGGCAAAAAATATGACCCAGCAAATCTGCCAGAGGGTTTTTCTTTTGATAGACCGAGTGACGGGATATTTACCTCTGTTATGCCACGTGCAGGTTTTGTTTATGCTTATGGACCAGATGGCCAAAGAATAGAAGTACCAAGTGGAGATACAAGTGAAATAGCACCAATAATGAATCCAATTATTAAACCTGCCCCTACCACGCCAGCTGCAGTGGTGAGTGATGTGGGGGCAGTACCCACACCCACTATGCCTATGGGTGCAATAGATCCTGTTTTAACACAACAAGCTACAGCAGAAACATTAACAGATCCATTAATTAGATCATTATATTTTGGTACAGCAGACTCTCCTGGTTTCTTTCAACAATTACAACAGGCTGGGGCAAACCTTATAGGTAGTGATGTACCTTTGCAACAAACAGCAGGACTTACACCATTAGAAGTGCTTGCAAGACAACAAGCTGTAGCAGGTATAGGTGGTTTTGAACCATTCTTACAACAAAACAGAGAATTAGTTAATCAAGCAATAGAGCAGTCAAGAAGAGCAGAACAGTTACAAGATCCATACTACACACAAGCAGAACAAATCTATCAAGACACAATGGGTGCTTATGATCCTAGCTTGACACAACAATTTTATAATCCATTTGAAGATGCTGTAGTACAACAAACCATAGAGGATGTGCTTGAAGCTGGTGAACAGCAAGATATAGCTGCTAGAGCTCGTGAGATCGGTGCTGGTGCATTTGGTGGTAGTAGAGCAAGACTTGGTGCTATGGAACGTAGGGAGGCGTTAGGCGAAGGCTTAGCACAAGCGTTAGGTAGAATCAGACAACAAGGATTTAGTGAAGCACAAAGAACTGGTCTTGGAGAGTTTGCAAGACAACAACAAGCTAAAAGAACTGGTGCACAAGGTTTAATAGGTATCGGCACAGGTCGAGGCAGTGCCGCAGGAAACTTAGCACAAAGATTAGCTGGGTTTGGTGGACAAATGACTGATCTTGGTAGAACACAAGAGGCTTTAAGATCTGGACAAAGAGGTGAGTTAGCTGGCTTTGGTGCGACTGGTAGAGGAATAGAAGAAACTGGATTAAGCAGAATATATCAACAACAGCTAGGACAACAACAAAGACCATTAGGTGTGTTAGGGCAAATTGGTTCTATGTTACCAGGTTATCAAGCATCAAGAACACAGATAGATTCACAATATGGTATGCCAACAGATCCTACTGCTGCAGGACTTGGTGCTGCATTTAGTGCTTACGGAGCTTTGGCTCCAAGACAAGGAAGCAGTTAATGAACTTCATGAATCGTAAAATGTTTCAAGTCGGTGGAACTG